TCCAATTTAGAACAGATATCCATTTTTTCAATGATCTGCTCTGGCTATCGTGGGAAGACGCAAAATCTAAGTATTTGCCCGATTAAGTTCATTTTTTGTATAAATACTCCTTAGATTAATTTCTAAGGAGTTTTTTTATGCCCATTAAGTATGATGATAGAAATGTAAAGAGACCAAATGCAGAACATGAATATAGTCCGGAGGAAGTTGAAGCATTGATGAAATGCTCTACTTCTATTGATGAATTCATACCATACGTAAAGATTATCAATCCAGATGCAGGTGAGGTTTTATTTGAACCTTACTCATATCAGACAGACCTTCTCAAAAAATTCAAAAAACATAGATTTAATGTTGCATTATGTTCACGACAATCCGGGAAAACCACGGTTGTTGGTGTTTACGTATTGTGGTATGCTATGTTTCATTCAGATAAAGTTGTTGGTATTGTATCTAATAAAGAAAAATCAGCCAAAATGATTTTAGACCGTATTAAACGGATGTATGAACAATTACCATACTGGCTAAAACCTGGTGTTACAGAATATCAAAAAACTGGTATTCAGTTCGATAATGGTACCCGAGTTCTGATTTCAGCAACGTCTGCTGATGCCTTCCGTGGTGAAACTATGAATGTTCTGGTTTGTGATGAGTTTGCTTTTGTTCCTGGTAATCAAGCTGAGGACTTCTGGATGGCCAATTATCCTACAATTTCAGCATCAAAAAAATCAAAAATTGTAATCATTTCAACACCTAATGGTTTGTTCAATATTTTTCATAAAATTTATTCTGAATCTGAAGCAAAGAAAAATACTTTTGTTAATACCAAGGTCTCATGGGAACAGGTTCCAGGCCGTGATGCTGAATGGGCAGAAGAACAAAGAAGGAATTTAGGTGACAGACAATTTTCACAAGAGTTTGCAGTTGAATTTATTGGATCAACAAATACATTGATTGAGCCAAGAGTTTTGGAAATTATTATGGCGCAGAATGTTCCGCCTGCATTTTATGACCTAAAAAGCAGATTAAGAGTATGGCAAAAACCTAAAGAAGATGCAATTTATGTTCTTGGTTGTGATCCTGCAAAAGGAACAGGAGAGCACTTTTCAACTATTCAAGTTTTGAGAATTGATAGTATTGTTCCAGTAAAATTACAACAAGTAGCTGTATTTCAAGACAATAAAACAGATGTATATAATTATTCAGAGATAATATTTAAATTAGCTATGTATTATAATAAAGGCTTTGTATGTTGTGAAAACAACGGTGATGGTTCTGGAGTTGTAAGTCGTCTATGGTGGGAACATGAATACGAAGGCCTTGTAAATTCTGGTTCAAAAAAAGCAAATATTGGTATTCGGTCAACTGGTGGTGAAAAAACTGGTACAAAACCAAAGGCCGCTCTTTTAATGAAAAAACTGATTGAAGATGGTTCATTATCACTTGTTGATGAAAAAACTCTAATGGAACTTGGTTCTTTTATTGAAGAAGAAGGAAAAATGTTTGGTAAAGATACACCAGATGATTTAGTTCATGCACTCTTATGGGGTTGTTATATCTTCGAAATGGATATTCTCGATGAGGATTATAAATTTGTTGAAAAGGACGAAAGTGCAGACACATGGGGAATTCTTACTGATATAAATGAGGCATTTGATGATTGGTCCTGGTTAACAGAAGATTGGACTTTGACGGATTAAATAAATACTAATGTGGTGAAATATATAGGAGATTTCTGATGAATAAATATGAAAAAATCAATGAGGCATATTCTAAATCTATCTTGATGTATGAAGGTTGGGTAAAAACAAGTAACAAGTATGCAACCGAAGCATCTGAACTTGAGTATTTCTTGAAAAAACAAGGAAAAGATGTTCGGTGTCCGAAATGTAGAAATGAAATCAAGCGGAACATTATATTCAAAAATCCTAAAAAAGATAGAGAAGGTGAAATCACCCAATGGGATGTAACTTGTCCTATATGTAGAGCACAATTGGTAATATTTAACGATTAAGGGGAAGTAAATGGCAATAACTAAAAAAGCATTGTCTGAAAAAATAAAAAGAAGATTAGGTTATCCAATGGTTAAGGTAGAATTGGATCCTTCTCAACTTTATGATGCAATAGATTATTCAAGGGGTAAATTTATCAAATGGGCTGTTGGACAAGCTACACATGAGGTTTTCTTTACAAAAATGCTATCAGCCGGAGAAAACTTTTATGATATGCCAATAGGAGTAACAGACGTTGTTAGTTATCGTGACGATGGTTCAAGTTCTGGTATCAACACATTATTTACAATAGATAATTTTCTTTATAATCAAGGAATGTTCGAAGCATTATATAAAGCGGGGTCCAGCGATTATACGATTGTTTCATACCATATAGCAAGAGATTTTCTTGACACACTAAGAAAATATACACCTACAAAATATAATTATAAATATCATAGATTTACAAATCAACTTGAGGTCCATCCTGCGCCGGCTTCAGGAAATTCGTTGAGCTTGACCGAAGGTACATTTGATTCACCAGGGTTTATTCTTATACGAGCCTATATGATGGAAGGAGCCTCATCTAATACATTGACTTATGGTGGTGGTATTGGCACAGGAGACGCCTGGAACATCGGAGACACAGACGAACATTTTTACACAAGTGATTGGATATTTGATTATGCTACCGCAGAATCGAAAATTATTCTTGGTACCATAAGACGAAAATTCGAAAACTTTGTATCAATTGGAAATGTAGGTGTTGCTTTGGATGGACAAACACTGGTTGATGAAGGCAAAGCAGAAAAAGAAATATTAGAAGAAACACTTAGACTTGAAGAAGTTTGGGACGGTCTGGGTATATCAATAGGATATTAAAGGGGTTAATATGGATATTATAAAAAAATTAAATGAAGTTATAAGTTCTGATAAAGTATTGAGACATATAAAATGGGATGAACTTTTATATAGTTTTTGGGATTTGCGTGATAGAATTTCAGGAGATGATCCTAAAAAAAGTGTAAATATCAAAAATGCTCAAAAAGTTGCCGATGAAATGTTAGGTTCATTACAAACATTTTTAGATAAAATGCCAATGCTTCAAAAACTTACAGAGCAACGGCAAAAAGAACTCGCAAAACTATCAAGAATAAAATAAGGAGATAACATGTCAGTAGAAGATATTTATGCAAAGATGTTACAGAATCCGGACAATCGTGTAAAGTCAACAGCAGTAAAACAATCAACACCATTTGAATCCGGTGGAGCAGCATTGAATGAACAACCTAAAGAAAACAAGTTGTCAGAAGTTTCAGAGGCCGATAAGGACTTCATGGCAGACATTGATAGACGGATGGCTCTTAAAGCTAAAGGTATATCACCAAATCCGCCCGACAAAATCACTCTATTGGAAAACAGGATTAAAGAGTTAGAAGAGACAGTTATGTTAGTAATGAAAACCCATATGGAACTATTGAAAAAATTGGAGATAAAATGAAATTCAAAAACTGGCTTCAAGAAGATATGTTAGTTAAATATACATACGCTGAAATATGCAAAGCAGCCAAAGATCAAGAAGAGAGAGAGAAGAAAAAGAAGTTAAAAAAGAAAACCAAAAAACCAAAATCCAAAATTCGAAAAAAAAAATGAAATAAATGGCTAATGTAAATAGACTAATAAAACCTAAATGGGAACTCTATGATATCAATAACAATGTAGAACATGATTTATTTGAGGATTATGTTGTTGAATTTACTGATATTTCTGGGATAGCTATTGATTATTATTGCCGTGAAGAGGATAAAATTGATGTCGATTATCTTTATGGTGAGCCGTTACATCAACATATAGTTTACAGTCCGGCCCATCGGACAAAATTTATCTATGAACCTACCGAAGAACCAACAATGACCACTCCTTTTGGTATCAATTCAGATGATATGATTCAATTTGCATATATTCCAAAATTTACATTTTCAAGAGATGTTAGTGCAAGTTATGTACCGAAACCTGGAGATGTGGTAAGAACTCTATGGAATAGTAGAGGCTATGAAATTGTTGATGTAGGTGAAGAAGATAAAGTATTTCAATTGCAAAAAAGGATATGGGAATTTATTTTGAAACCTTACAGATACAGTGAACAAGGCGAAGATTCTCTTGATATTGTTAATTTTACAAGACGGGATGAATTCGGTCTGGAAGCTGATCCATCAACCTTAACGACACCTCTTACTGCATATGGAGATAACAGATTAACTCAAGGTTCATCCGATAATACAGAACCGGAAACCTGGAATATAGAAAAGATTGAAGAGGAAAGCGATGAAATCCACGATTATGATGTGGACACATCCATTTACGGGTATTAATAATGAAACTAAAAAACTATTTGAATGAAGTTTTCATTGAAAAAGCAACAAATGATTTAGAAATCGTGCGCCTTTCTATAATTGCAGAATTGGATGCTTCAAATTTATATGAACGAATGGCAAAAATAGCAAAAAACAAAACCCTCAAAAAAGTTCTGTTAGATATATCAAAAGAAGAAAAGATACATGCAGGAGAATTTGAAACTGTATTAAAAATACTTGACCCGGATGTTGAGAAAGCACAGGCAGAAGGTGCAAAAGAAGTTAAAAAGAAAGAGTAAACTATGAAAGATTATTACTACTATAGAGCACTTAGAAAAACAATTGTCCAATTTCTTGACTTATTCAATGATATCAAGATTGCGCGTTATACCAGAACTGGAACTTTTTCAAAATTTGTTACCGTACCTTTAAAATATGGTCCAAAAGAAAAAATATGGTACTGGTTAAACGAAAGAAAAGACGATGAAATGTTGCCCATTATGAGTGTTACACTTCAAGGTATTGAATATTCTCTTGAACGGGCAGCTAATAAGCATGCAAGTATAATGAATTGCGCAAAAACCACTGACAGTACACTTGATAAATATTTGAATCCAACACCTTATGATGTAAATT